GGGACCGCGCGACCCCATCCTTTCAATATATTTAGCAGAAGGCATTCCCGATTTGCATAGCTCCCCAACCCCGCAGGGAACGTCACCGGCAAGCGCGACCCTCGCGCGTGATGAGATAGAGCTTTGGCCTATTGATCGCCCTACCGACAGCGCTGTGAACGCCCGAACGCACCCCAAAAAGCAGATCGAGGAATTGCGGGCATCGCTGCGGGATTACGGGCAAGTCTGGCCAATCTTGGTGCGTGAAGACGGCGAGATAATTGCCGGGCATGGGCGACGTGTTGCAGCGGCGCTGGAGGGGCTGACGGAAATCAAAGTGCTGGTGGCGCGCGGCTGGAGCGAGGCGCAGTGCCGGGCGTTTGCGCTACTCGATAACCGCATACCTCTGAACGCTGGCTGGGATGCGGCCAAGCTGGCGCAGGAACTTCAGCGCGTGAAGAGCGACGGCGGCAATCCGCTGGCCATTGGGTTCAGCAAGGGCGATCTGCGCAAGCTGGACTTGGAACCCGTGACCACGGAACCGCAACTGAAGGGGCTGGCCTTCTCCGTCATCGTGCGATGCAACGATGAGGATCATCAGGCACAGGTTCTGGAGATGCTGGAAGATCAGGGGCTGAAATGCGAAGCGATGATCAGTTGACCGACAGCAAGAAGGCAGAGCTATACGATCACATGGAAGCGGTTGCCAAAGCCAACGGCTTCGACAGTCTGACGGACGCCATCACTCACGCGGTCAAGTATCGCGGCCTCGTTGTGGACGTTGGTGACGTGATGCGCCGATACAGGGAGGCGCTCAAGGAAGAAGAATGACTGAATGGACGATCAAGCATGCGCCGCGATATTGCCGCCGCACCTTCACGGAGGGCAAGGCCGAACGGATCAGGGAGAGAGAGGATGCGCATCGATCTGAATTTCCACAGCGAGGATCATCCAGACATCTTCGCGGGTCTGGGCGATCTGGAGCTACCAGCGGGCTGGACGCTGGAGCAACTGGCGATGGCGCTGCACAACGCCAAGTTCATGCTGTGGAGCGAGTTGATCGTGGTCGATGAAGAGACGGGCACGGTGAGTTGGCGATGACCTACATCGATCACACCGAAATCGAAGTCAGGGCGCGGCGCATTGCGGCGATCAAGATGGGGCTGATCAAAGACCCTGACGGCGAAAAGCTGCCGGATGATTTGTGGCGGCAGTGCTGGGGCGAGGCGAAGGCAGAGGCAGAGCGAGCAAGGCGGGACTGATGCCGTATGCCGACCCAGAAGAGCGCAAGTCGTATCATCGGAAGTACATGCGCACCTATGCCGTGGAGAAGCGACAGCGCGGGCTGTGCCGCCAGTACGGTTGCGAGAATGAGGCGACCGGAGAATACTGCGCGGCGCATGTTGATCGGAAGAAGGCGCTCGACGTGCTGGCGCGGGATGAATGTTATGCGGCCTACGGCGGGAAGTGTCAGTGCTGTGGGGAAAGCAATCCGATGTTCCTGACGATTGATCACGTCAACAACGATGGCAAGACTTTGCGTGCCGACACCAGCCATCCGCTGGGCGGCATCGGCGGTGTTCTATATCGGAAGCTGAAGAGGGCGGGTTATCCAAAGTCGTTCGCGCTTCTTTGCTACAATTGCAACTGCGGGAGATTTCGAAATGGCGGTATCTGTCCACATCAAAGTCGAGAGCGACATCAAGCTGACGGCGCGGGTCAAGCAACTGTCCGCAATGTTCGACGCGCCCATCCAAGAAAAGATGACGCACGAATGGAACGCGGAAATTCCGCTTGACGACCGCGAGTGGAATATTGGTTGCATCGTTGGTCCGTCAGGCGCTGGCAAGTCCACAATCGCCAACAGCATGTTCGGAGCGCCGAAGATCAACGAATGGAAAGCGCAGTCGGTCATTGACGATTTCGACGCGGCGCTATCCATCGACACGGTGACGCAGGCTTGCAGCGCAGTCGGCTTCAACACCATCCCAAGCTGGGCCAAGCCCTATGGCGTGTTGTCAACCGGCGAGAAATTCCGCGTTGATCTGGCGCGTCATCTGATCGAGGGCGGCGATCTGGTGGTGATAGACGAATTCACGTCGGTGGTGGATCGTCAGGTCGCGCAGATCGGGAGCCACGCGGTGCAGAAGCACATCCGCAAGGCCGGGAAAAAGTTCGTTGCGGTGACGTGCCACTATGACGTGATCGAGTGGTTGCAGCCCGACTGGATGCTGGAGCCTGCGACGATGACATTCCAATGGAGGTTACTTCGGCGAAGACCAGCAATCGCTGTCGAAGTGGCGCGCGTCGGTTATGAGGCGTGGCAACTATTCGCGCCATTTCACTATCTGACGGCAGAGCTTGCGCGGTCTGCCGCGTGTTACGTTCTGTTCGTTGACGGAGTGCCCGCGTCGTTCGCTGGCATTCTGCACAGGCCGCACGCTCGCGCGCATGACATCAAGGGTGTCAGTCGTCTGGTGACGTTGCCGGATTATCAGGGGTTGGGATTGGCGATGATCTTAGCCGACACGCTGGGGGCAGCGCACAAGGCGCTGGGTCATCGGCTGCATACTTATCCTGCGCACCCATCGCTGGTGCGCGCCTTCGACAAATCGAAGTGCTGGGGAATGATCAAGATGCCGGGAGCATTCTTGCCCGCCACGGGCGGGACGTCGTCAATTGAGAAGATGAACAAGCGCCGCCCCTGTGCCACCTTCGTGTACAGGGGCGAGGCTATGGATCGTGCAGAAGCGCAGTCGCTGATCAGCGGCGACGGCGCAGCGGCGGCAGCTTGAGGGTCGCTTCCCACAGCGAGAGCTTTCCCTGCAACGGGATCGGCTCGATGCGCTGCGGTTTTCTCAACACCCAACCGCATGGTCCGTTGAAGAACGGCGACGGGTGATCGTCAACGATATCGACAAGGTCAGCGCAGCCAATCACTGCACCGTAGGCGAGAGCATCAGGATCAAGATCGAACTGGCTGATCAGTTCAGCATCGCGAGCCTGTGCGGCGTGGATCAGGATCAGCCCGCGATAAGACGTGGACCAACTCCTGTTCTCGACCGGCTTGATGCCCTCGATGATCAGATGCGCCCACGGCTGTCGTATCGTCAGCACTCGATAGGATTTCATTTCGATTTTCCTATGATGAGTGACAGCACGTCGGCGACCGTGAGCTTGTATTTAATCATCACGCGCAGAAGCATCTGCACCGCGAGCGGGATCGGGCTGTGGTTGTACATCCAGCGTTTGGATGTGGTGTAGTCAACAGCGAAGAATTTCGCCGCCTCGACCTTCGACAGATCAAGACGCTCAATCAGCTTTTCGTATTCTTCACCCTTCATGAGCTTGCTCCATTTTTGCGTGCGCATCGATGGGCTGGCTCAGTGCAGTGTGGAAGACGTCGGCCAGATATTCCTTGATGTCGTTCTTGTTGGGTCCGGTGATCTTCAGATCGAAGCCGTGCCCCAGATTGGGCGTCACGATTATTTCGTGCGACGTCCAACCCTCATAATATCCATCGCTGTTCATGTGCTGAAACGAAACGCCAAGCCGAAGCTCGCCGGTCTTTTGCTTGCTGAACAACAGCGACGTTCCCGCGTTGATGCCGCTGCCGCTGGGCAGATACTCTTTCACGAGTAGCGCCAGCCGCAGTTCATGCTTGCCAAACCATTCGACGTTGCCGGATCGTTCGCAGTTGAATGCGGCTTCCAGCGTGGTCGCCAAGACTTGATAGAGTGGGCGTGTCATGACTTGCGTCCTTCTGATGTGAATTCGTATTCGTTCGCGCGCAGCATCTCATCGATCTGTTCGTCGGACGTTTGATAATTGTATTCATTGCGCAGACTGTCGAAAATCCAGTCGGCAAATCTGCGCATTAAATCCTGCATCTCCGTGGACGTGTTGTTGTCCACTTCGTTGCCGGTGTTGCTGTCGGTCGTCTCCACGCGCATGCTATGCGAATGGTGATAGTGACCGTGGTGATCGCACTTCGCTTCCAGCCTGTACCAATGCCGCCGCTGCAATGCTTGCAGATCGTCGGCAATGCTGTGCAGGACATCGTCGGTCGGCGCGTGCTGTCTGATCTTTTTCGTCGCGCCCTTCGCGTAGGCATAGCTGCCTTCGAAGCACGCGCCGTCGCCCTGTGATCCGAAGCCAGAGAAATAAATCTGCGGCGTCTTCACGGTCTTGCCGACGTGATCGAACATGATGCCAAGAATGCCGCCACAGGCGACTGCATCCTCATGCACGAATTCGAACCAATCGTAATCATCGCAGGCGAGCGGCCTGTACCAATCGCGCGCCTTCTCTTTGGCGGCGTCGGACAGTTCGTCGAACTTGAATAGCTCAATCGTCTTCGTTCTCATTGTGCTTGCTCTCTTTGTTGAAGTGCCGGGATGGCGCTTCGTGCAACGCCGCCCCGTGATGGAGCGGCGTTGTGTCGAAACGTCAGAAGGTCTTGCGTGATTTCACTGGCCACGTCCCATACCGAAGAGACACCAGAACCACGCCTTGTGCGCCTTGGCTTATTAAGCCGCACGTTCGCCCGTTGACCGACACGGCTGCGGGGAAAGCCAATCGTCTCTCCGGTAACTTATGGTCGCCGTGAACGTGGGTCTTGCGGCGAGATGCGTTCACGCACCCTGCCGTCCTCCCCGTACACAGTGACGGTGCCGTCCGATCCCGTCGTTGCGCGCCCTGTGACGCGCCCGGTTCGTGCATCGTATTCAGTGAAGTTGCCGCGTTGATCGCCGTGGATGTTGCCCACTGCACGCCCATCGGCACCGTAGATCACGCGCGACTGTGCAGACGCCGCGTCGGACGCCAGCACGAGGATCGCCGCGATCAGGATTGCTCGCATCATGTCAGGTCTCCTTGTATCACCTTGAACGCTGTGGTCTCCGCCTGCGCTTTCTGCCAAGCACTATGCGGCTTGACTGCCTCAACGATGCTTCGCAGTTCAGGGTCCAGCCCGAACATCAGACGCACATTCATCCCAAGGCCAGTATCAAGAATGCCGTAGAACCGATTGCGCGCCGTCTCCTCGATCATCGTCATGCGGTCGAACGCGATGCCGAAGTAATCGTATTCGGCAGCGTTCAGCGTCGGGTCCATCGCGTCGTTTCCGTTCGTCGTCACCCATGCATGATGGATGGCCATGAGCGGTCGCTCTCGATGGATCGTGAAGCCCTCGACATAGCTCCAGTCCGTCTTTCGGAGCACGGTCTTGTAGGAGTTGGCGAAGCATTGCTTCATCTCCATCTTGCGACCGATGCGCTTCGTGGGCGTGTACGCCTTGCCGTTGCGCAGAACGAACCGATGCAACAGCGCGGCGTGGCCGACGAACTCCCAATTGGCGACTTCGCTTTCAAGAATGCCTTTCAGGATGCTCATGAGTTCACACCCACCAGCACGCGGACGATGGTCAATTCCACCATCTTCATTTCCAGCATCAGACAGTCGCCGCAGTGCAGTTTCGGCGGCGGGCTTTTCTTATCGACCTCGATCATGTCCTGACGCTTGCAGACCGGGCATTCCATATCGAACGTAAATTTAGGTAGTTCCATTGCTTGCTCTCTTTCTGAAGTCACCACGTTGGCGCTTCGTTGCGCGCACTCTTTCGAATGCGCGCCGTCGAAGGGTCACAGGATGTAGTCTGGCGGCGTTGGTTCTTCGCTTGCGAACCAGCCCGCTTCCTTGAGCGCGTCGGTCGCCAACTCTTCGGCTTCGTCATCGTCAAGGCGATTGTGATTGCCCTGCGTGTCGGCGAGATACGACCACACGGCGACGAACATCGGTTCGAAGCCGCATTGCCAGCCGACGAGCCGCGCATTGGCGGGCATGTCGTCAAGTGTCCGGATCGCTTGTGCGTCATCGACGCCGAACGAAACGTATTCCATCGCTTGCTCTCTGGTGATCATGGTCACAGCTTTCGTTGACGAAGGCCGGGGACGTCCCGGTTTTCTTCGTACTGTACATCTCGCTCCTGCCAGCCCACGGCGTTGAATGCCGCGCCGACAGGCAGTACCCACAGATGATATTTATTCGACGTGTCCACCTTCCGGCTTTCGGCTGGAAAGATTTGGAACGCCTCACGTTCATCGCCTGCGATTTCGTTTTTGATTTGCTGCATGTGCCGCCAATCGAAGATGGCACCGCCATCGCGTCGTCGGATGTTTATGTGCAGCATTGCGTTGTCTGGACCGCAGACGCCGACCTGAACTTGATACAGATGGTTGACGTAGCAATCGCACTTCGCGTCTTCCGCATCGAGCATCGTATTGGCCGCAGCCTCATCGATGCCGTAATGCTTCATGGTTTCGCGCACCACTTCGATGCGTCGGAACGTCTGATCTGGTCGCAGCTTCACGAGCGGCTTCCAGTGTTGTGGGATATCTTTGGACATGGCTTGCTCTCTTTCTGAAGTCGCCGGATTGGCGCTTCGTTCTGCGCAGCACGAATGCTGCGCAGTGTCGAAACGTCAGGCAGTTGCCTTCGCTGGCTTGCGTCGGACTTCTTTCACCAGCACGGGATAGGCGCTCTCGATCCCACCGGGGAACGACAGGTCGCCCATGTCGTTCACCGTCGTCCACTTGGTCACACGATGAACGACATACGACTTGATGGCCCCGCCTTGTCGCCGCATGTTGCGCGCGGCGTTGTCGGCGGTCGTTGCGCGTCCCCAGCCCATGTTGTCACCGCGTGCGATGAACCATGTGCCGAAGTCGGGAACGACCACGGGCGAAGTGTCGTCCGCGTGCCGCATCAGATCGGTGTGGGTGAACTGTTCCTGATTGCCAGACCAGATCGATGCGTTGCGCGCGTGGCTGTCGTCGCCCCATAGATCGTGGACGGTGACAGCTTCGCTCAACGTGCCGTCCAGATGGATCAGCTTTACGAGGTCGCCTTTTTTGAATGTAGACATGCTTGCTCTTTCTGAAGTCGCCGGTTGATTTGATGTTGGCGCTTCGTGCTGCGCAGCCCTTTCGGACTGCGCAGTGGCGAAACGTCAATGCGCGCCGACGTCGATTGCCTTTGCGCCCCAAGGAGCGCCAGCTTCAATCTTCGCCTTCACGAATTGCGGATACCCATGAACGGCGAACAGCACTGGACAGTGCGGCTCGTCGCCACAGGACTTGTAGAAATCCAGATCGGTGAAACAGACGATCAACGCGGCGTCTTCATGCTCTTCAGCAACGAAGCTAAACAGCGGCTCCATATCGGTGCCGCCGCCACCACGCGGATCGAATTCCAATTCATCGCCTGTTCTGAATTCATCGACGCGGGTAACGCGGGTGTCGCCGTAGACCACCACGATTTCGTCAATGATGCCGTCGTCCATCATCGCTTGCGCTTCGTCACGGACACAGGCCAACGCGACTTCGTCGCATGATCCTGAAGTGTCGATTAGAAACGCCGCTTTGGAGACGCCGTCTTTTTGTGTTGAGGGCAGCACGATGCCGCGACCCATGAAGCGGCGATTGGGCCGGTTCCATGTTTCGATGCGCAGCGCACCCTGTTCGCAAAACTCCCGCAGTTCATCGCGCCAATCGCGGGTGGGATTGTTCGTCCGTTCAATCTCTCGCGAGATATGACCGGGCAATTGACCGGCAGCTTTGGCCATCGAAGCGGCTTGGCGCACTGCGCGTTCCCACTTGATTTCCTCTTCGCCGATGTCGCTGTCTTCCAATGCACTGTCGAGGACTTCGCCGCACATGCCGGGATCGCCCGACGTCTGCGCTTCACCCTCGCCAGCTTCGCCTTCGCCTTCAGCGTCACCGCTGCCAGCGCCTTTGCCTTGGGCATCGTCGCCAGCGTCACCGCCTTTGCCGTCGCCCTCGCTCTCGCCTTCGTCGCCGTCGTCAGCATCAGCGTTGCCGCTGCCGCCTTCGCCGTCTTCGTCGGCATCGTCTTCGGACTTGCCGTCGTCACCCTTGTCGTCGCCGTCAGCATCGCTGTCGTCGCCGTCTTCGGGTTCGTTCTGTTCGTCGCTGTCGTCCTCGCCACCCTTCGGCGGCGGGTTCGTGTCAGCATCGTCCAGCCCGTCTTCGGTGCCGTCGTCTTCGTTCTCTTGGTCTTGCGGCTCTTCCGGTTTGTCCCGCTCGCGGTCAAGCTCACGGGATCGGTAGATGTCCTCTGCACTCATGCCGCGATATTGCGGATCAATCAGTGCGCCAAAGGGAAGCTGGAAGCCCTCATCGATTAGATCGATGTTGATTGCATAGTCGCAACAGACGTTCCATTCCTCTGGGTCTCGACCGTTGCGGCGCGTGCCGTGGTGTCGGGCATCATGCTCGCTTTCGTGAGCTTGAACACCCAGCAACAGGATCGCCGGATCGGTCTCAACGCCAAGATGGTTCTTGCTCAATCCGCAAACGAAGTCGGGATTGAAATAGTGCCGCTTGCCGTCTGTGGCCATCGTCGGGAATTTCCGCGACAGAACAGGAACGACATTCGACACCAGCACGCCATAGAAGCGACGTGCCAAGATCAACTCGCCTCGCGCTTTCTCAACGCGAAGGGTTGCTTCGATATCAATAGACATGGACTTGCTCTTTCTGTTTGCAGTCACCGCACGAATGCGGCGAGTGTTCGGATGAACACTGTGGAAGGGCGTGCATTGCTGCACGCCCCTGTGGCAGTGATCATCAGCCGAATAGTTGGCTGACAGCGGCGACGATATCGTCGGCGCTCTTCTGGACGCTCTCGCGGACGCCGTCGTTCTTGCGAAGGTCGGCAGCTTCCTCAACGCACAATTCGGATTTGATCCGCTTCGTGATTGCGTCAAGGCGCGGGTCGTCGGTCAGATTGAAAGCGGGCAGAAGCTCTGCCAACTCTCTGACGTTCTCCACTAAGCTGTCGCGGAAAACGCCCTCTGCCTTGTCGCCCTTGCCGCCGCTCGCTTTGTATTCGGCGAGCGACGTTGCCATGTGCCCAACAGTCTTGATGATCTGTTCGGCGGTCGTCTTCATGGCATTGTCCAACACGGCGTCGGACGTGGACTTGAGTTGCTGCCTGATCTCCTCAACCGTTTCGTCATCCAGTGTGGATCGGAAATCGTCGGCGTCGGGGAACGGCAGCACGGTCAGATCAAGTTGGAATTTTGATCTGATCTGTGAGGGCGGCGGATAGTCCGCTTCGTTGAACATTCCATTGAGCTTGCCCTTCCGCTCTTCAATCAGCGTCGGGTAAACTTTGGCGAAACGGTCAGCGGCGACATTGAACTCCCGCTTGATGGTTCGGAATTCATCACTGAACTTCGAATACAGCACGTTGGCGAGAATGCGCGGGCCTTCGTCGGCCCACGGTCGCGTCATCTTGTAATGAAGCTGTCGGGCTTTCGAAACCAGCCCGCTCAACTCCTTCAGATGATCGGCGGCGATCAACAGCTTATTGTACCGCCCGGCGTCGGCAGTTGCATTGTGACGCCGGTTGGTTTCGTCGGTCACTTTCTTGTCCAGCTTTCTCGCTGTCCATTGAGAGATGTTGACGGAAACCAAAACCGCTTTGCGTGAAAGCGGCGTGGTGATTTTCTTCGGAGACATGGGCTTGCTCTTTCTGCGGCGCGTGGCCGCGTTGTATTCACTGCACGAGGCAGCGAGTGTCGATGGACACTGTGAAGGGGTGCGATTGCTCGCACCCCTGTGGCAGTGTTCAAGACTTATTGGATCGTGATGTCTTGATTGGCGACAGCCCACTCGCCGTAAACGGCGGTGTTTTTCAAATCATCGTCCCGCTGCGTTGCATCGGTGACAAGCAAGATTTGGCTTTCGCGGTTCAGTCGCTTGGCGAACGTGACGATGTTCGGGAAGGTTTTCTTCGTCGCCATTCTGGCCAAGCCCGTGCAGACTGCGTACCGCAAGGACGGTTCAGTCGGCACGTTCGCGCCCTTCGGGTCTTTGATGATTGCATCGAGTGAACCAATCGAGTGGTACAGATCGATGAACGCATCCAACTCCGTTGCGTAGGCATCGCCGACAAAGCTGGCGAACAGCGCCATCCTGTCTTCCTTGTCTTCGTTCACGAAGTCGCTGCATTGCGCCCACGAACGCGGAGTGGGGAATGCATTTTCATCACCAACAGGCATGACGTGGATGAAGTCTGGACGCAGTCGCAGGAACGCGACCAGTTCAGGGGCGATGCCGTTCGAATTCGCCCACGCGCACCACGCAGCCAGATCGGCTTTGCAATAGATATGCGCGAAACGATTTCGCAGGGCTGTCGGCATTCGTTGAGCCGCAGCCTTGTCGGCGACCATGTTGCCCGCTGCGATGATCACCCAGCCATTCGGCAGGACGTATTCACCGACGCGACGGTCAAGCACGAGGCCGAACATCACCGCCATCATCTGCAACGTCCCGGTATTGATTTCGTCAATGAACAGGATGCCGCATTCACCATCGCGATCCACTTGCGGCAATTCGTCAGGGACGAACCATCGAGTGGTGCCCGTCTTTTCGCACGGCACCGGAATGCCGCGCACGTCAACAGGCTCGCGAATGTTGGTTCTGAATTCGATCACCTTCATCCCAAGCATCGCGCCAATCTGGCGAACCAGATCAGACTTGCCGATGCCGGGCTTGCCCCAAAGCATGACGGGTTTCCGCTTCGCAATAAGTTTGCGAGTGCGGCGAGCCGCCGTGGCGATGGAGACTTCGGTGTTCTTCAGAGTGATAACACTAGACATGGACTTGCTCTTTCTATGGGTAACAAAAAACGCCCGCAGCGGATGCTGGGGCGTGAAGCATGTTGCTTCGTGCTGCGCACCCTTTCGGATGCGCAGAGGCGAAACAGCATTCAGGAATATTCGAACCAATCAGGAAGCGAGTTGGCGTAGGGCATGGGGACGATACGATATTGGACGTTCCACTTCTTTCGCTTCGCTGTTCTGTTCCACGGCTTGACGTAGGTTTTTTCCATCGCGTCTTTTTCTCCAAGCATGTGATCGAGGAGCGTTCGGACGTTGGTCGTCAAATCGTGATGTTCGATTGCGTAGACTTCGTGGGCCATTTTAGTTGCTCTCTAATCGCCGCGCATGATCGCGCGTCGGAAGCAATTGCTTCGTGCTGTCCACGGGAGCAAACCGTGGACAGTGTCGAAACAATCAGAGGCATAAATGCATGAAGGCTTTTGACGTTCAGACGTTGGGATATTGTTTGGGCGGCGGCGCATCACTGCGGCGCGTGCGAATAAGTTCCGTTGCAGCGTCCCATGTCAGGAGCCGCGAAGGCGTGCATTGCGGTTCGAAAGACCCGCGCACCCCGCTGTAAACCACCCCGCGATCAAAATGCTTTCGCATCTCATCTCAATCCGAACGGCGCTTAACAGCATCTCCCAAAACTTGTCTTGGCGCAGTCACTGCGGCAAGGGCTTCTGGGCGCGTGAGGGCGAGAGCATGAAGCACTCTCGCGGCGTCTGGATCGCGTGTAACAGTCGGTCTTATTCGTTCAAACAATCAACGTCTGAACTGCACAGAATATAGGGCATTTTGCACTATCGAACAAGCTGGGATTATCCTTGCAGGATCAATAGGTTAGCCGAATTCATGGGGCACTATACCCTATGCACTTTCGGGAAAGTGCTTGTTTTATAGTGTTTCCCGGCCTTTTCAGGATTTCTGATTTTCAGGCGTGACGACGAAAACCGGGTGCGGTTCCTGATTTTCAGGAAGGAGATGCACGCTGGTCGGATGCTCTCCTCGCGCGTATCGTCACCGGCATTCCCAAACAGGAGATGGCGATGGCGGACGAAGACGAAGGCGCACCGGAAGGCGAGACGATCATCACCACGCCGGTCCTGTGCCAGTTGCTCATGCTGTCGCGGCAGCGAGTGGAGCAATTGGTCAACGAAGGCTACATCAAGCGGCACGCTCGCGGTCAGTACAGTCTGGTTTCTGCCGTGCAGGGTTATATAAAATTCCTGCGCGATGAAACGCGGCGACAGAACGTCAGCGCCGCCGACAGTCGCATCCGTGACGCTCGCGCCAAGGACATCGAAGTCCGGACGGCGGTTCGTTTGAGCCAACTGGTGCCGCGTCCCTTCTTCGAAGAAATGATTGAAGGGTTTGCGGGTGTGGTACGGATGGAGTTCGCCGGGGTGGCGGCGACATGCTCGCGGGATTTGACCGTGCGCAGAACGATAGAGCGGGAAATAAATGCCAGACTTCGCCGGATTGCAGAGTACGCAATGGCACAGGCCATTCGCTTGGAGACGGTTCGCGGCACTGATGATGCCTTCGGAGCCGATGGAACCGGACCTGTGGGCGGCAGCGAACCGGACGTATCCGCAAACGGCAGCGGTGCCGGGGCCGCGTGATCCGCTCCTGACGCCCTACGTCATCGAACCGGAGCGCGCCGTGGCTGCGGGCACATGGCGGCGCGTCGTCATGGTGTTCGGTGCGCAGACCGGCAAATCGGAACTCATGCTCGATGTCGCCGGGCAGCGGCTGGATCAGAAGCCGGGGCCGATCCTCTATGTCGGACCAAGCAAGCAATTCCTGACCGAACAGTTTGAGCCGCGCGTGATGTCGCTACTCGATGAAGCGCCGACCCTCATGGCCAAGGTCGCCAGAGGCAAGCGCATGACCAAGACGCGCAAGGTCGTTGCGGGTGTGCCGTTTCGTCTCGCGCATTCCGGATCGTCCACCGCGCTGAAGTCCGATCCAGCGGTGCTGGCGCTGATCGATGAATATGACGAGATGCGCGACAACGTGAACAACCAAGGCGGACCCTTGGGACTGGTCGAGCGGCGCGGCGACACCTATGCCGACTTCGTCTGCGTGGTCACGTCAACGCCGAAGCGCGGTGTAGTGGCGACGTCGGTGGACGCCGTGTCCGGTCTGCATCTGTGGGACGTTGCCGCGTCAGATGAAATCGAAAGCCCGATCTGGCAGCTTTGGCAGCAAGGCACGCGGCATCACTGGTGCTGGCCGTGCCCGCATTGCGATGAATACTTTGTGCCGCGTTTCAATCTCATGCGCTTCCCGTTGAAGGTGACGCCGCTGGAAGCCGGGCGCGAGACGTTCATGGAGTGCCCGATCTGCAATGGCGTGGTCGAGGACAGTCACAAGGCGGAAATGAATTCGCGCGGGCGATACGTCGCGCCGGGTCAGGGCATCGATAAGGGCGGCATCGTCACGGGGCCAGTGCCGGATACCAAGGCGATATCGTTCTGGGTCTCCGGTCTCGCATCGCCGTTCGTGACATTCGGCGAGCGCGTGTCGGTGCTGGTCGAGGCGCAGCAATCCGGCGATGACGCGATGGTCCAGCAAGCCATCAACGCGGGCTTCGGTGAACTGTACTCACCGGGCGGCGGCGAAGTCCCTGAGTGGGTTGAAATCAAGGAGAAGTCCCGACGCGCAACCTATGTGCGCGGCGAGGTGCCGGGCGATGTTCTTTACCTCACTCTGACCTGTGACGTGCAGAAGCATTCCATCCCGTGGGTGATCAGAGGCTGGGGACCGCGCGCGACTTCGTGGCTGATCAATTACGGCTATCTCCGTGGCGATACTGCCGAAGAGGAAATCTGGGCGGCGCTTGGCGATCTGGTGTCGCAGCCGGTCGATGGTATTCCGATCAAGCTCTGTTTCGTGGACAGCGGCTTTCGACCGGGCAAGACCGACACGCTACCGATCAATCGGGTCTATGAGTTCTGCCGCCGCTTCCTGCGCCGCGTCAGGCCGACCAAGGGATCGCCCACGGCGATGCGCACGCCGCTGGTCTTCAGCAAGATCGAGGTCAATCGCAAGGACGGCAAGGCGGCCAAGTATGGTCTCGATCTGGTCCGCCTCGATACCGACCACTGGAAGTGCTGGGTGCATGAGCGGTTGCGCTGGCCGGATGATCACGTCGGCGGATGGCATGTTTTCAAGGGGATCGATGACGACTATTGCAAGCAACTGGTTTCGGAAGCGAGATTGAAGCAACCCACAGGGCGAGTGGAATGGGTGCAGCGGTCGCGCGATAACCACTTCCTCGACTGCGAGGCGATGGCGGCTGCGGCTGGTTACTTGCTGAATGTGCAGCGCATTCCCTTGCAAAATAAAAGAACCGGAACTATGGATGGTGTCGGCAGGGAGCCATCAACCCCATCTGAGGTAGTCGCACCACCGCCCAGCAATCCACAAGCGCCGCCGCCATCACCACCAGCGGTCACTCAGGCGAGACGTGTCAGGCGAATAATCCGGTCGAACTATCTTGGAGCATGATTGCTCCGGGTTATGGCAGAACCTACCTACGACGAATTGCTGGCGCAAGTCGCCGCCCTTCAGCAAGCAATGTCCAGTCGGACGCCGCATGTTGCCCCGCATGCGCCGTCGCCGATCCAAGGCTCGTCAGATCACACCACCGTCCATGTGACGCCCGATCAGGTGACGCTGACCACGAAGCCCGTGCCGGTTCACGAGCCGCAGACGATGCTGGTCAAGGGTCGTCAGATACTCGCCAAGCGCAATGCGCGAACGGCGACACCGGAAGAAATCGCCGACGCCATCAAGGGTCTCAAGGTCGTCATCACGTCAGGCGTCGAGAGCGCAGGCTACGGCGACAAGCGCACCGAATTCCGTTCGCTGTCGGAGCTTCGTCAAATCCTGTCCGATCTGGAGGAGGAGCTTGACGGTGCGCTTGGTCGCGGCGGTCGCATTCGCCAGATCAGGATGACCAATCAGTGGGACAAGGGTCTGTGATGGCGGGCTTCCGTGACAAGATCGCCAAGCTGATCAGCGGCAAATCCTTCCGCAACGACTTCGATGGCGGACGCTCGCGGCGCAGGCTCAAGTCTTGGGTGCCGACGCAGGCCACCGTCAACACCATCCTCACATCGAGCGGCAATCTCCTGCGCTCGCGCTGTCGCGATGCGATGCGCAACAACCCGCACGCATGCGCGGCTGGCGACAGCTTCGTTTCCAATCTGATCGGCACCGGCATCAAGCCGTCGTCGCTCCTGACCGAAAAGCCCGAACTGCGCCAGACGATCATGCAGCTATGGTTGGACTGGACGGAGGAGTGTGACGCGGACGGCATCGCCGACTTCTATGGGATGCAGACGATTGTGGGACGCGCGCTGTTTGAAGCGGGCGAGTGCTTCATTCGTTTTCGTCCGCGCCGCGTCGAGGACGGCTATCTTGTGCCGCTGCAAATCCAGTTGCTGGAAAGCGAGATGTGCCCGTTTGAAAAGAACGGCCTCGCCGCCAACGGCAACTTCATCATGAACGGCATCGAGCTTGACCACATCGGCCAGCGCGCTGCCTATTATTTCCACCCGATCCATCCCGGCGACATGCCAATCGAAAGCTCGCCCCTGTTGGAGCCGGTTCGCGTCCCGGCTTCCGAAGTGCTGCACGTCTTCAAGTGTACGCGACCGGGTCAGATGCGCGGCGTCCCGCTGGTCACGCCTGCGCTGGTCCGCATGTTCTTCCTCGACCAGTATGACGACGCGGAGCTTGAGCGCAAACGCATCGCCGCGATGTTCGCTGGCTTCATCACCACCGCAACGCCGGAAGACGTCATCCCAATTGACGGCATCGACGGCAGCGCGCCGCAGGAAAACATCGGCTTGTCCGGTCTTGAACCCGGCACCATGCAGACATTGCTGCCCGGCGAGAGCATCACCTTCAGCGAGCCTGCCGACGTCGGCGGATCATACGAGGCTTATCAGTATCGCCAGCAACTGGCGATCTTCTCCGCGCTTGGCATTCCCTATTCGCTGGGCACGAGCGATCTTCGCCGCGCCAACTATTCATCGCTGCGCGGCTCCATCGTGGAGTATCGCCGCAAGCTGGAACAGTTTCAGCACAACGTCATCGTGTTCCAGATGTGCGCTCCGATCTGGCGGCGCTGGATGGATGCGGCCATTCTCGCGCAGGCGCTGCCGGTCGGCGAGAGCGAGTACCTTATGGAGCAAGTCTCCTATCAGCGCGCGAAGTGGATACCGCAGCGCAATGATTGGGTGGACCCGCTGAAGGATCGTCAGGCCGAAAAGCTCGCCGTGGACGCGGGCTTCAAGAGCCGCAGCGATGTGGTCGAGGCAGAGGGCTTCGATCCGGAGGAGAGCGATGCGCGCATCAAGGCAGATCACGAGCGCGAGGATCGTCTTGGTCTGTCCTTCCCCGTGGTGTCGTCCACCAAGATCGCGTTGAAGCCGGAAGACCCGAACGCGACCACCGATCAAGACCCAGAGGAAGCCGAACAGATAGAACAGGACGCCGCCGACGCTGAAGATGCGGCGGACGCAGCATAGGAGTTTGTACCATGCGCAATTGGTTCACGATGAAGAAGGCGGACAGCGAAAATTCCGCCGCAGAAATTTTGATCTATGACGCCATCGGCAAGTCGTTCTGGGATGACGACGCGGTCAGCGCCAAGCAATTCATTGACAGCCTCGCAGAGCTTGGCGACGTGAAGAATATTACGCTGCGCGTCAACTCGCCGGGCGGCGACGTGTTCGATGGTGTCGCAATCTATAACGCCATCAAGAACACCAAGGCCAAGGTGACGGCGCACATCGACGGCATCGCCGCGTCCGCCGCTTCCTACATCGTGATGGCGGCAGACAAGATCGTCATGCCGTCCAACAGCTTCATGCTGATCCATCAGGCGTCGGGCTTCTCGATGGGCAACGCGGACGACATGCTCGCCCTCGCCGCCGATCTTCAGCGCCTCGACAAGTCGATCACCGCAACATACGCCGCGCGCACTGGTCAGAAGCCAGCGAAGGTCGCCGCGCTGATGAAGGAAGATCGCCTGATGGATGCGGAGGAAGCCAAGTCGCTTGGTTACACCGACGAAGTCACCGCGCCCGTGAAGATGGCCGCAAGTTTTACGCCGCGCTTCCTCAACATGATGCCGCAGGCCGCAGCGGATCGCATCCGCGCAGAGACAGGCGCTGGACAGGGCGACCCGCCTCCTCCTGCCCCAGAGCCTCAGAAGCTGGAGGAGCATCCGGATGTTCCGCCAGCTTCGCCCCCACAGCCCGCACCGCCGCAGGAGCATCCCGCTCCCGGCGAGCCGCAGGAGACGCCGCCCGTAACACGGCCATCGCCGCCACCGGAGCCACCGCATCCCGGCACGCCGCGCAACGAGGCTGCGGAAGCGCGGGCGTACATGATTGCCGTGACCGACCTTTGCACGCTCGCGGCAGTACCGGAGCGCGTCGGCCCGTACCTCAAGGCCAACACGCCGGTTGATCAGGTGCGCAAAGAATTGCTGGACATGCGGGCGAGTGCGCCCGTGTTGCCGCATCACCCTCTGGCGGCGCACTCGACCAACGAGGCACCGGCAGCGGCGTGGGGAAAGATCACCGACAAGATCAACGCGCGGCTGACCAAGTAAGGCCAACACTCAAAGGAGTATCGAAATGGCAAACACCCCTCGCGACGAGACGATCAAGCACCCTGTCGATCCGGCTTATGCCGGTGGCGTTCCTCCTCTCAACGCGGAAGATCAGCGCCGCGTGGACGATCAGCGCAAGCAGGCGGCAGACAAGATGAAGCAGGCCAACGAAGAGGCGCAGAAGAAGGCGCGCGAGAAGGCCGCAGAGTTTTCCGACAAGATGTTCGAAGCGCAGCAGAAGGCGCTGTCCGAAACTCAGGAGCAAGCGAAGGCGCAGCGCGAGCTTCGCCAGAAGCATCAGGACGACCGTCGCAAGGAAGTGGAGCGCCGCGCTGCACTGTCCCCGGCAGAGCGCCTTGAGGAGGACGAAAAGATCGCGAGCATGACGCCGGAAGAAATCGCCAAGCGTGATGCGGAGCGCGGTCAGGTCGGCTTCGTGGCACCGGAAGTTCTGGACGCAATCAACCCGCTCGCGGGCACGCCGTCCTATCCGCTGTTCAATGAGGGCGCGCATCCGGCAGAGATGATCCTGACCGAAGCGAACGGCCAGCGCTCGCGCGCGTATGCCTACTTCGCACCGGGTACGACCATCAAAATCGGTCAGCCGGTCAAGCAGACGGTCGCCCCCACCTCGACCACACCGGGGACGTTCGTTCCGGCAGCGGTTGGTGCCGACTGTTCGGCCATCGCGATCTATGGCGGTGTCGCTGATGCGACCAACGGTCTGCGCATCGCGGTGCTGGTGCGTGACTGCGAAATCAACGGCTATCAGATTTCGTGGGGTGCGATCACCGTGCCGGAACAGGCCATCGGTCTCGCCACGCTCGCAGCCGCAGGCATCATCGTTCGCTACTAAGCGCGCAAACCAATCCCGCTCGCCGACAGGCCAGCAAAAAATAAGGATTACGCACATGCTTGATATCTTTCGCGGCGATGCCTTCGGGGTGGTGCCGCTCTCTATCGCCATCAACAATCTGAAGTTCGTCCCCGGCTACATCAGCAACCGTGGAATTTTCACGGAGACGAGTGTGGCGACAACGGTGGTCTCCATCGAGGAAAGCAACAACATCCTCATGCTGATCCCGCCGACACCGCGCGGCGCTCCCGGCCACACCATGCCGAAGCCGCGCCGTGGTCTGCGCATGCTGGCCATCCCGCATTTCGAAATCAACGATGCGGTCATGGCGGAAGAAGTGCAGGGCGTTCGTCCGTTCGGTCAAGAGACCGGCACCGAAGCGGTGATGACGAAGGTCGGCGAACGCATGCAGACTGCCGGTCAGTCGCTGGAGTACACGCAGGAATATTCCCGCGTGGGAGCGATCAAGGGCATCATCACCTATGCGGACGGCACCACGCTGAACCTGTTCAACGAGTTCGGTGTGACGCCGCCAGCGGCGATCAACTTCGTGTTCAGCGCAACGCCAGCAACCGGCGCGATCCGGCAGCAATGCGCGGCGGTGATCCGCACGATGGGCACCAACCTCGATGGCCTTGGCTTCACGGGCGTTGAAGCTCTGTGCGGCGATGCGTTCTTCGATGCGCTGATCATGTCGCCTGAAGTGCGGGCAACCTATCTGCAATCGACCAACGCAACCGAACTTCGCAATCAGTACATCACCGCTGGTGGACTATCGTGGGGATCGTTCGTGTTCGGCGGCATCTTGTGGACGAATTATCGCGGCTACGTTTCCGGCCAGCCGATGATCGAGACGGACGCCTGTTACTTCTATCCGACCGGCGTGCCCAATCTCTTCCCGTCAGTGTTCGGTCCTGCCGACTATGTCGAGACCGTCAACACGATGGGGCGTCCGCGCTACGTCAAGCAGTACCAGATGCAGAACGACAAGGGCATCCACATGGACACCCAGATGAACGTCCTGAACTTCTGTTCGCGCCCGCTCGCGCTGCTTAAAGGCACGCACAGCTAAAGCATGATGCGGCGCGACCGCCGCATTCCATTTCTGTAGATCAAAGGGAGAGGCGCAATGCCGCTTACCATCATTGACGGACCAACCATCCCGGCAGGCGAGAGCCTTTCGGAAGGCATCGATTGCTCTGCGGGCATCATCGTCCGCATCACCGTGCCGCAGGAGTACGACGACGGCGACACCGACAAGATGACGTTCCAAGTGTCGTCGGACGGCAACGGGTACAACGACCTGTTCGATGACGAGGGCAAGGAAATCACCATCGTCGCGCATCCCAACAGCGGCGTTGTGATCGACCGTGCATGGGCGCGGACAGTCGGCTGGATCAAGCTGCGCTCTGGCACGCGCGACAGGCCGACGAAGCAAAGAGTGGAATGCAGGCTGGGCATTGCAATCGAAGCACCGACACCGACACCGTGAAGGATCGTGCGCCGTGGTTGATTTTGACCGGCTGGTTCTTGGTCCAGCCTCAGATATCTTCTCGATCAAGTGCCGGTTCACGCCGCTTGTGAGCCAGCCCGGCGCGCCTGCGTTTGATTTGCGCGGCGTCTATTCATCGACGCCGGTCGATGTGCAGATGCAGGACGAAACCATCTTCTCCGACCAGCAGACGTCGCTGGGCATTCGCATGCGGGACTTCCCCGTGGCGGTGCCTGATCGCGGCGACCTTGTTGAAATTATCGACACGATGCATCCGGCAGTCGGCTCCAAGTTCTGGATCGGCGATGTCGATCTGGATGGACAGGGCGGCGGCATGCTGATGCTGCGCACGCAACACCCGGTGCTGCCATGAGCCATTACGCCAGCATGATGCAGAGAGAGGCGATGCGGCTTCTGCAAGCTGGCTTTGGTGCGCGCTTCAAGACCTATCGCAACACGCCCGCGCTTCAGGTGCAGCCGACCGATCTACCGATGCTGGGCGTCTACATTCTGCGCGAGAAGCGCACGCCGATGGGCCACGCCAATCATGCGGAGCCGAAGTTCAAGCACGAGCTAACGATGGGCCTGTCCGGTGCGGTTCACGCCGACACCGACGATCAGAACAAGCTCGATGCGCTTGAAGAGATGATGTCGGAAGCCGACGACATCCTATTGCGCAATCCTTTATTCGTGAAGCTGGTCGAGGGCTGGACCGGCATGGACCGCCAGAGCCAGTACGCCAAGGTGGGCGAGACCACGCTGTTTGAAATTCGCGTCGAAATCGTCTGCGAGTTTAGCGGCTGGTTTGATCCAATCGTGGAAGACGATTTCAATCTGATGCATCTCACCTTGCAGTATCCGCCCGGTGTCGATCCCGACAGCGTGCTGGAGATCATTCGCATTTACGAGATCAATCAGAACCTCAAGGCGGGACTATCAAAGCGGATTGACCTCCGCGATCACCACTGACCTCAGAAGGAGACCGCATCATATGCCTGTGTCATTCAACTCCATTCCAGCGAACTGGAAGATGCCGCTATATTGGGTCGAGGTCGATCCAAGCATGGCGGGCTATCCGCGCTCGCGCCTGACTTCGTTGCTCATCGGCCTGATGGACAGCACCGGCACCGCAGTTCCGAACGTGCCGATCCCGGTCCCCTCTCAGGCAGACGCGCGCCAATTGTTCGGTTACGGTTCCATGCTGGACAGCATGGTGGAGAGCTTCACCAAGAACAACTTCGCGCAGGAGCTTTGGGTCGTCCCCATCGCCGAGCAAGTGGCGGCGGTCCCGGCAACCGGCACAATCACCGTCACCACGCCAGCGACACAGGCTGGCACGCTGCCGATCTACATTGCTGGACGTCGCGTGCAAGTGTTCGTGGCGGCAGGCGAAGTCGTCGCTGACGTTGCGAAGAAGATCGCGGACACCATCAACGCCGATATGTCGATGCCGGTTGTGGCACTGGTCGGCGTTGCCGGTGCTGTCGATCTGACGGCAAAAAACAGAGGCGTCGAAGGCAACGAAATCGACGTCCGCCTCGCCTATGGCGGCGCGCTTGCAGCGGAGCGCATCCCGCTTGGTCTGGTTGTGACCATTCCTCCCGGCCACAAGCTGACTGGTGGGACGGGCACGGCTGACATCACCACCGCGCTGACGAACCTTGGTGACGAAATTTACGAATACGTCGCCACGGGCCTGACCGACAGCACATCGCTTGCGCTCTTGGAAAGCGAGTACGGCTTCGGTGACACCGGACGCTGGGGCTGGCTGCGTCAACTCTATGGCCATGTCTTCGCCGCCCACAAAGGCGTCGAGGTCGGCGAGGATAAGGGCTACGCCGACCTGTTGGACTATGGACCCAACAACAACAGCGGCGTGCTGTCGGTGATGGGCATCGAAGCCAACTCGCCGTCTCCTCCGTGGGTCTGGGCTGCGGCCTATGCAGCCAAGGCGGCGCGTGCGCTGTTGAACGATCCGGCGCGTCCGTTGCAGACGCTCGTGCTGGAAGGTTGCCTGCCTGCACCGAAGCATCAGCGCTTCACCAAGAAGCAGTGCAACGATCTGTCAGGTGTCGGCATCGCAACGCAAGGCGTGAACGACGACGGCATCCCGGCGATCCTTCGTGAAAGCACCACCTACCAGAAGAACCTCTACGGTCAGGGTGACGACGCCTATGAACTGGTGCCGACGCTGGCAACGCTTGCGGCTTTGTTCCGCTCGCAACGCCACGCCATCACCAGCAAGTATCCGCGTCACAAGCTGGCCGACGACGGCACGCGCTTCGGTGCGGGCCAAGCTATCGTCACGCCGAAGATCATCAAGGCGGAACTCATTGCGCAGTATCGTGCAGATGAGTTCCTTGGGCGCGTCGAGAACGCAACCGCGTTCAAGAAGAACCTGATTGTGGAGCGCGATCCAACCGATCCGAACCGCATCAACGTCCTGTATCCGCCCGACTTGATCAACCAGCTTCGCATCTTCGCGGTGCTGGCTCAGTTCCGCTTGCAGTACAATCGCGGAGTGGATACGGAAATCACGCTCTAAGCGGAAAGACACCCACGCGCCTGTCACGGGCGCGTGGTACTGTCCCCGTTTCGTCTTCAAACCAAACGGAGGAAATATGTCACAGGGTAAATTCGTTCTTGCATACGTCGTCGCAGAGGTCGGCAGCGTCGATCCCGGCTTCGGCAACATCGCTGGTGGACCGCGTCCCGATCAGGGTCTTCCCGGCTACGGTCATCCGGATCAGGGTCTGCCCGGTTACGGCCACCCCGGCAATCGTCCGCCCGGCTCCGCTGGCGGTCATCCCGACAACAGCCTGCCGTGGTCGCCGGGACATCCCGACAACAGCCTGCCGCTTCCTCCCGGCATTCTGCCGCCCAACGTGCCGCCGCCCATGAAGGACAAGCTGGTCGTTCTTTGGCGTCTGCCGAACACCACGGAGTGGCACGGCAAGGCGGTCGATCCCTCGCAGCGTCCCGATCAGGGTCTGCCGGGTGGTCCGCCCGATCACGCTTCCGGTCAGCCGGTCCCCGGCCAACCGGATCAGGGTCTGCCGCCGACAGCACAGCCCAAATCGTAATGAGAGCGCCGCGCACTGGCGGGTGCGCGGCCACTTCGCAATGGCGGGAACGCGATGGATGTCTACGGTAAAATAACGAAACCATTCTGGGACGACAGGCCCGTTGCCATAGTCGGCGGCGGGCCTTCGCTTGTCGGCTTCGACTTTGAGCGACTGCGCGGCGCGCATGTTCTCGCAGTCAAGGGAGCGATCTTCAACATCCCGTGGGCCGATGCCGGGTTCGGGCTGGACATGCTGCGCTATACGGAGTGGCGCGAGAGGCTGGGTGAAGTTCAGAGCCGCGTCTATTGGGCGATGCCTGAAGATCAGTCGGTGGAGCCATCGCCATCAAAGAACGTCACCCTCCTCAAGCGTCGGGAGGGGCAGCAACTGTCAAACGATCCGAGCGAGATTTACGGCGGCGGGACATCCGGCTTCGGCGCGATGCAGATTTGCATCCACAAGAGAGCCAAGCAAATCATCCTGTTCGGCTTCGACTATGACGGCGAGGTCGAGAAGGATCAGAAGCGCCGCGAACAGAGCTTGATCAACTGGAAGAAATGGGCGCGGCACTTCGAAGTCTATGTGCCGTATCTCACCCAGCGCGGCATCAACGTCGTCAACGCTTGCCCGAAATCGGCCATCGCCTGTTTTCAAAAGACCACGCTGGATGACGGAGTGAGCCTGCTTCACAGAGAGGGCTGATCCATGAACGCGCTCATGTGGTTCTCTTTCGGATCACTCTTCGGCACAGCCATCACCATCGCTGCGCTCTCTATCTCCCGCGTCGGCGGCAGGGACTTGCGCGATGGTTGACCTGATCGTCGCTTGCGTCAGGACAATCCATCCCATTGAGGACGTCATCACGCTGCGCAACACGGTCGCGCGTCACATGCTGCGACCGTACACGATGGTTTGCCTGACTGATCAGCCAGAGCAATGCGAGGGCGTGACGTTCGTTGATGTCGGCGAGGTCGGCCTGACGGGGCAGTGGGTGAAGATGCTTCTTTTCGAACCGCTGTGGCGCGAGCGAAAAAAAGTTATTCACCTCGATCTGGGCGTCACCGTTATTTCCGACGTCACTCCACTGGCGGATGTGCCCGGCGAGTTCGCCATCTGCGGCGTGGTCGGCAAGTACAACACGAGCGCAATGGTGATCGGCGGCGGCATGGCGGGCTTCGTCTGGGAGCGATTTGAGAAAAATGCCGACGCGCTGATGGCGCGGCACCGCCGTGTGGAGGACTGCATCGAGGAGCTATATCCGGACGCGACGTTCTTGCAGTGGGTTTTGCCGAAAGGTTTCTTCCGTGGTCGCGTGAAGGTTGACAGACCGGCATCGGCCAACGCGGCAGCGATCATCACGAACGTCGAGTGACACCGGCCATTGCGCGCGGTTCCAAGGCAGCGCAACACTCTCCTGCACCTCACTTTTTTGAGCAACAGGAGAGAACGTCATGCCGCAAGGGCCAATCGCTGGCACCGCCTTTCTCAAGGTCGATGGTCAGATGTATCCGCTGAAGGGAAGCCTCACCGTTTCGATCACTGCGGTCGAGCGCAACGGCATCGCCGGTCAGGACTACGTCCACGGCTATCAGGAATTGCCGCGCGTGCCGTACATCGAAGGTGACATCTCGACGCTGCCGGAAGTCAGCACGGAATTTCTTGAAGCTATCACCGACGCGACGATCACCGCAGAGCTTGTGAACGGTCGCACCTATGTCCTGCGCAATGCGTGGCACAAAGGTCCGGTCGAAATCAACACCAGCGACGGTCAGTTCCGCGTGCGCTTCGAAGGCGTTGACGGCGACGAAATCTAACGGAGCGATGTGAGATGGCGGGCGAAGCAGCGAAGAAACTTGAGCCTGTGGAAGCGGCGGCTTCACCGGCTGAGACAACGGACATCGTGATCAACCTAAAGAAGCCGGTGATGGCGAACGGAGAGATGGTCAAGTCACTGACTTTCCGCGAGCCGACAGGCGGCGACATGCTGATGATCGGAGAGCGCTGGCCGGTCAACATCGACTGGTCAACGGGCGTGGTGACACCGAACCCTGAAATCATGGGCAACGTGATGTCCACGCTGGCGGCGGTTCCGCCTTCAACGATCAAGGCAATGAGGGCGAAAGACTTCTCGACTTGCGCGCACGCACTCATGGGTTTTTTCGTACCGGACGCACAGGCGATGCAATACTGAATTGCTATCGTCTTGCGCGGTTCTTCGGGCAAGTCCCAGAAGAATTTCTGAAGCGTCCGGTCAGCGATGTCGCGAGGCATATGGTTTGGGTAGATCGGTTGCTCGCAACGGCAGAGGCGCAGCGACCGCACTGAAGGCGCTGCGATGGCCAACGAAGAAGTCCTCCGACTAAGAGCGACGGTCGTCTCCGAAGAGGCGCTGGCGAATATCCGCGCCATCGGTCGCGAGATTGGCATTGTCCAAGCGAAGGGCGGTCGCGGCGCGCAACAGTCGGCGCAGGGCTGGGCCGCACTTGGCAAGACCATCAAGGCGGTCGGCGGCGACATCGCTGGTGCTGCGACCGGACTGAGCGGCATTGGTGCGGCTGGTCTTGGTGCCGCCGCTGGCTTCGGCATCGTCGCTGCCGCTGGCTACAAGCTGGTCAGCGGGCTTGGTGAACTCTCCACCAAAATCATCAAGCTCAGTAATGACAGCAAGGAGCTTGGCCTTTCCACGTCGGCGCTGAAGGCGTTCGCGACCGAAGCGCAGAAGGCAGGCATCGCGCCGGAAGCGATGCTGCAAGGGCTGACGAATTTCAAGCGCAACACCGAAGACTTCTCCATGCGCATTGGAGAGCTTCGCGGCCAGATGGTTGCGATGGGTGCCGGTCCTGTGCTGGCGCGCATCAACGCTGCGACCAATCAACTCGACAAGATGAAGGAGGCGTTCGACTTCAAAGAAGTGCTGATGGAGAGCGATCCATCCGGCATGAAGGCGCGGCGCTTCTTTGAGATGATCGGGTTGGGCGCTGATGCTGCGCGCCTGTCCTACGATGAATTCGCCGACACGATGGCGACCAAGAAGATCATCACGCCTGAAATGGAACAGGCGGCGAAGGAGTACCAGAAGTCCCTGATCGCGATGGGCGACAAGTGGGATGAGCTTTCGACCAAGGCTGGCGTGAAACTGTTTCCGTTCGTCAGCAAGGAAATGGATGACGTCACCAAGTTCTTGGGGATGCTCAACAAGATTGATGATTGGGTCGAGGGCTGGATCGGCAAGGGCGATCCGATGGGCAAGGCGGTTGGCGCGATCAACCGCGCTGTCGGCCTCGACAAGTTCGATCCGTTCGGCTGGAAGGAACAGCGCCGCAAGGAAGACGAGGCCAACGACAAGAAGCGCCTCGACGCCACGCGACCGGGCAGCAAGCAGCGCGCACAGGTCGAGAAGGAAATTGCAGAGCGCAAGGAGCGCGAAGGCGAAGCACCGGCAGCGCCCGTGCCCGTTCCACAGGCGACGGCGGCACAGCGCGAGAAGATCATCGCCGACGAAGAGGCTCGCGCCGCCGCTGCGAAGGAGAAGGAGCTTCGCGACAAGGCGATTGCAGAGCGTGCGGCGCAGGGCATCTCCGACCGTCAGTCGGCGTTCACTGGTGCAGGCGGCGTTCCTGTTGCGGCTCCCACGGGTCCATCGGTGGAAGAGCGTGCCGCTCAAATCAAAGCCGCAGAGGAGATGCGCCGCGTCGGCGAAGAGGCGGCGAGGGCGCGCAAGGCTGCGGAGGAAGAGGAGCGTCGGCGCGCGGCGTCCAATCGTCCTGCACCTCCCGGCATGCAGAGCTTCCCGCGCATGTCGCCGGAAGAGCTTGAGAAGCTGATGGGTGGTCCTGCCGCTGGCGGCGATCTGACACCGGAGCAATTCAAGAACCTTGGCAAGCAGTCCGGTCTGAACAGCAACATCAAGCCGGTGGCCTACAGCGACGGCTTCCAGCCAGCGGCGGCGGGCGGCGAACAGAGTGAAAGCGCAGCGAGCCGCATCATCAAGATCGGCGTCTTCGATGCGCTGATGGATTTCAAATCGTACATCGAGACGGGCGCAGCGGCAGGCGGCGGCGGCCCCGGTGGCGGCGGCTTCATGCGCGCGTCGTTCGGCGGCAGCGCTGGCGCAGCGGCGGGCGGTGGTGTCGGCGGCGGCGGTGGCGGCGGCCCGCAGGGCGGCGATCTGACGGGCGGCGGTAGCTTACAGGTCGGCGGTGGTGGTGGCGGTGGCGGCGGTGGTGGTGGTCAGTCAGCGGCTCGTCCCGGCTCTGGTGGGCAGTCGGCACCTCGCCCCAACGGTGGTGGTGGCGGTGGCGGCGACAGTAGCGTGCCTGAAGCCAATCAAAGCGGCGCGCCAGCGGCACTGAATGATCAAGCGGGCAAGACCATCGACCCTGCGACGATGAAGAAGGCAGGAGAGCTTGGACGAAAGGGAGACGTAGCTGGGCTTCAGACTTTGTTTCAGCAAAACGGATACAGCATGAGCGGCCCCGCCTGCGGCATGGTCGCTGGTGCTTATGCGAAGTCCGCAGGCTTCAAGCCGCCAGAAGGCGGCGCAGTCGCGACGAACTGGAATAAGTGGGGACAGGGCGCAACAGCAGCGGACGCCAACAAAGCCAACGTGCCGTTCGGCAGCATGATCGCAACGTCACAGGTCGCAACCTACGGCTCGCGCAAGGGCCAGCAGTTGAAGACCGGCGACACTGGCGGGCACGTCATGCAAATCGTGCCGGGAACATACGATCCAAAAACCAACAGCGCGATGATTGTGGATCAGTATTCCGGCAAGAAGGGTGCTTACCGCCGCAGCATGGCGAACATGAATGTCCGCTACGCTGGCGACGAAGCTGTTGCTGCGGCAGCCGCACGTCGCGGTGAGACGGTCGCGGCAAATCCCGGCGATCAGAACACGCAAGCTCCCGGCACTCCACCGAACGGCAGTTCGATCCCTCGACCGGAGGGCGGCGGGCAGGGCGGCACAGTGGAGAACGTGCAGCGCGACCGCATGGACAAGAGCGTCCCCGCGCCGATCCGCTACAACAATCCCGGCGCACAGTATCCAAGCGAGGACGCCAAGCGGTTCGGGATGACCGACACGGGCGTCATCGGCGGCGGTCATAAGATCGCGGGCTTCCCGTCGCCGGTTCACGGCGCTGCGTCGAACATGGATTTGCTGTCGCGCAAGTATGTCGGCATGACCATCGGCTCCGCGATTACGAAGTGGAGCGGCAATCACCGCAGTCAAGTACCGGGTTACAATCCAAACACCGTCATCACTGCGGAGATGGCGAAAGACCCGAACTTCATGAAGCCGTTCTTCCGCACGATGCAGTCGGCGGAAGCTGGCAAGGAGTGGATGAGCCAGAAGCAACTCGATCAAGCCTACGATATGTATCGCGCGGGCGGCGCGCGTCAGTACGCCGAACAGCAGGGGAAAACGCCGACACAGGTCGCGCAGGCCGCTGCCCCATCGGGAGCGCAAGCGCCAGCGGGGACGCCATCGGGAGCGAGGGGCGACCGAGAGGGCGGCAGTTCGTATGTGAAGGACACCAGCCGCATTGATCAGCAAGTTGCGCCTGCCCCACCAAACGGTCAGGTCAACGTCAACGTCAACTCCAACGGCACCAAGGCCAGCGCAGAAGCGAAGACCGAGGGCAAGCTATTCCAGCCGCCTGTCGTTCGGCAGCACAAGCAGATGCAGCGCACTGAGGATGCCGGGGAGACCTTGAGCATATGAGCATCAAGACCAAGCACCCGAACCCTTGGCGCAACCGCTATCAGGAAGCGGCGTTTCGCGGCGTGATGTTTTATGTGGAGAGCGATGCGCGGCAGGGCGGTCGCCGCGTGGCGATGCACGAGTACCCGAAGCGCAACACGCCCTATGCCGAGGACATGGGCCGCAAGGCAAAGCGGTTTCTCGTGCAGGCTTATCTGATCGGGCCGAAGTATTGGGATCAGAAGAACAGATTGATCGACGCGCTGGAGAAAGATGGCCCCGGCCAACTGCGATTGCCGCTGCCGTACATGATGGAAGACATCAAGGTAATGGTGATGGCCTACACCGTCACGGAGAGCCGCGAAAAGGGCGGCTACTGTTCGGTCGAGATGGACTTCATCGAGTACGGCGACCCGCAGTATCGCCAACAGATTTCAACGTCAGGCCAGATCGAGGACAAAGCCTTCGCGCTTGAGGATCAATTGATCGGTCCACCGGAACATCTGACGGACAAGGGCGTGGAACGAATGCTGGGCTACGCGCTGGTCCACAGAAGCGCCGACGCCGGGGATCGCGCCGCCAATCTCAAATCCGCGGTCAAGCAGAACCTTGGACATGGCAACTTTGCGTTTCAGTCGAACCTTGGCGTGGGGATCATCTCATGACCGGCGACGAAGCCAACGAGGTCTTGGGGATCGTCCAGCGCATTGGGCCGGTAGTGCTGTCGGCTGCGGTCAAGCCAACGGGCACGGTCGGCACCGCACTGCGCAGAGCGGTCGGCATGATGATCG